CAGGACGGGGTAAACAGATCGCCCACCGTCTGTTGCAGCACCTGGCCGAACCCCATCAACTGGCTCTGGAACACGCCGCTGGGTGTGACCAGCACATCGCCGAGACGGCCGCGTCGCAGCGCCATGGTGCCCTGTGCCGGATTAGCCCAGTTCACCAGGAAAACGCGCACCTCGGCGCCGTCGAACAGGCCGGACCGGAGATCGGCGTCGGTGATCGACGCATCATCGAAGATCCCGTTCACGTCGATGTTGTCGACCGACATGTCAGCATTGGCTGCGATGGCCGTGCGGGTGTAGCCGACGGCGGCGACGTAGGTCTCGCTGTCTACCACCAGGTCGACGTCGTGATCGGTGAAGCGGAATATGGCGGCATCGCGACGCGTGATCTGCCAGCAGGTGCAGATTGTGGTGACCTCGCCGGCGAGATGCGCCTTCAACGCGATACTGACGGTCTTCATCAGACGCGCACCTCGATCAGCGGGATCTGGCCCCAGGTGAAATTGTCGTATTCGTCGATCGAGACCTTCATCTGGTCAATGTCGAAGCGCACTGGCACGTCGAACTGGCAGGAGGCGGCGATCACCACCCCAGTGGTCGCGCGCAGCGTGGTGCCCAGTGTCACGATGCCCGTGGTGACGTCGATGCTGATGTCGGCCGTGGGAAAGCCGTCGGCATAGACCACGACGGTGCCGGCAACCGGCTTCCTGATGTCGCGGATGAAGCTGTTGCCGGCATCGCCATAGATCTTGCGCAGTTGGAAGCTGGATGTCGTGCCGCCATCGGTGGTCATAAACGTGGGGATCGGGTCGCCATCGAAGGGGAGTTGGTAATCAGCCCAGTCTTTGTAGCGGAAGCCGTAGGCACGTCCGTTGCGGGCGTAGAAGAACTTCAGTAGCGCGTTCAATTCCGCCTGCGTCTTCAGCCCGTGCGCCACGTCATAGACGGCGCGGGTCTTCTCCCAGTTGATGTTCCGGCGTTCGTAGCCGGAAGCCAGGGTCAGAATGCTGGTATTGAACGTCGGCCCGCCGGTGGCGCCATAGGAGATGCTGGGCGGGAACTGGACCTCGTGGAACGCCGTCATCCCCGTGCTCCGGTCTTGCGCGTGGCGCGGCCGAGCGCAGCGGCGGCCTGGCCCATGATCTGCGTCCGTGAACGCTGGAAGCTGTCGGCGTCCGGCGTGGTGATGTTGAACACGATGGTGGGTGCTGGGGTCTGTGGCTTCTCGCCTTGCGCGCTCAGGCCGGTCAGGGTCGCGGCCAAGCGGGTGTTCTGGTTGGCGGTCAGCACGCGCTCGCCGCGTTGCAGAATGGCGGCAAACTCATCGGCACCGAGGCCGGTGTGGAACCGCGGTGCATCGCTAAAATCATTGGCCGGTACTGTGCGCGTGAAGGTCCAGGGATCGGTGCCGATCAGGCCGCCGTTGTGCACGCCACCGACCAGGATGCCAGTCGAGGCCGTCAGGGCCGAAGCGCCGAGGCCGGTCGCGGTGGCACCGGTCAGGTTGGCCAGCGTCGTCGCGCTGGGTCCGAACAACCCGCCGAACTGCCCAAGCAGCCCGAACATCCCCGCGCCGCTGCCGCCACCGCCACCGAGCGAGCTGAATACATCGCCGATCGTGGAGCGGGTGCCGCCGAACAGGCTGTTCAGCAGCGGGTTCAGCACCGCCAGCTTGAGAAACTGCTGCAGCACCTGCTGCGAGACGGACGTCATGACGTTGCGCCAGTTCACCGCCGCGCCCTGGCCGGACAGCAGCGACTGGGTGATGGCGTTGCCGATGGTGTCGAAGGACTGGCTGAAGGAATTGGCGATGTCATCCAGCGCCGCCTTCTGCCGGTCGAAGGCCAGGGTTTCGCGGGTCAGGGCATCGACGCTGGCAAGATAGGCTTGGCCGAGAGCACCCTCGATCGGGATCGCCAGCTGCTTCAGGTCCTGTTCGGCGCGCAGTCGCGCGAGCAGCACGGTCCGCGCGTCATTGCTCATGCCGAGCGTGGCGGCCTCGGCCTGGATCAAACTGATCCGGTTGTCGTTGGCAGCCGTCTGCTGGGCGATGCGGGCTTCGGCCTGGGCACGTGCCAAAGCGACGTATTGCTCCGTCAGCCCGGCCAGCGCAGCTTGGAACTGCGCCGAGCCGGTAGGGAACAGCTTCAGCGCCTGCTCGAAGGCCTGCGTGCCGGCGGTGGCGCGGGCGACGGCGTCGTAGCCCTGGCCGTGGGCGGCTGCGAGGGTCCGTTGCGCGGTGATCTGCACCTCCAGATCGTGCGACAACACGCGATACGCGCCGGACTGCTCCGCCAACACGGCATTCAGGGCTCGGGCGCGCTGGTCCGCGGTGGCGGCATTCTCGGGGTGCTGGCGGTCCAACTCGGCGATCTGTTGCAGGGTCTGGGCGATCTTGCGGTCACCCTCAGTGACGATCGCGGCGGTGCGGGCCTGGGTCTCCAGGCCGCGGATGAACTCCTCCTGCGGGCTGACGGCGCGGTAGTATTCGCCACTCAGCGCGGCCAGACCCTTGGTAAAACGGTCGACATCGGCCTGGTTGCCGGCCCGCGTTGCGGCTTGCAGGCCGGCTTCCAGGCTCTCGCGCTGCGCGGCGATGCGGGTCTGGGCGTCGGCCACCAGGTTCAGGCTGGTGACCAGCTTGCGGGCATCCGCCACGGCGTCGGTGTTGGCGATGCCCTCGGTGTTCGGGGTTCCGGTGCCAGGCGGGATCGGTGGCACCGGCAGGTCTGGCACCGACGGCGCGGACGGGCCTGCTGCCAGCAGCCCAGTGCCGCCATACCCCGCCATCACACGCCGGGCCTGGTCCAGCGCATCCTGCGAGGGTGAGACAGCGCCGCCGCCCGCCAGCACGCGGTCGATCCGTGTCTCGCCATCGTGGTAGGCGAGGATCGCCAGCGAGACGTCGCCGTATTTACGCAGGAGATGGGCAAACAGCGTGGCACCGGCGCTCACGTTCTGCGTCGGGTCGGTGACGTCGGTCAGACCCAGGGACGGATTCAACCGCGCGATGCCGGCGAAGGTGTCCGGTTTGACCTGCATCGGGCCGACCGCGCCGGCGCTGCTGGTCTTCCACGTGCCAGTGGCCCGGTCGAACAGGCCCTCGCTGGCTTGCAGCCGGGCCAGCAGGAGAGGGTCGATGCCGTTGCTGGTGGCGGCGGATTGCAGCGTGGCGGCGATGCTTGGATGCGTGGGCGGGAGTGCCGACGCAGAGCCGCCAGCGCTGGTCAGCAGGTTGAACGCCATGCGCGTCGGGTCATGCGCGTTGATCCAACTGATCGCGTCCTTCAGCGACTGTGGCACGATATCGGCGAAGCCCTGCTTCAGTGCAATCACCGCCTCGATCAGCCCGCGAATGGCATTGAGGGCGTCGGCGGCGGCCTGCACGATCGGCGTGCCGAGTTCCTCGGCGAAGGACTGGCCGCTCTGGCCAGTGCGGGTGAACACCAGTTCCAGGTCGCGGATGGATTTCTGAAACGGCGTCAGGTTCTCCGCCGCGCCGGCGGTCGAGACCTGCATCGCATTCAGGAACGTCGAGAACGCCCCCGCCTTGTCGCCGGCCTGCTGTTGCAACCGGGCGGCATCCGCCAGTTGCTGATTGAACCCCTTCAGCCGGCGGTCGGTCATGTCCTGGATGACGGCGGCGGGATCGCCCATCGCCTTGGCCAGCAGGCGTGCCGCGTCGGGAAGCGTCTCACCCAGCGTGATGCGCATGTCCTCGGCGGTGCGAACCAAGGCTTCCAATTGGGCCTGTGTGCCCTGGAACTGCGGTGCCGCGGCGATCACGCCAGTCGCGGCGCGGGCGTCTGACGTGCCGATGCTCGTCGTCGCTGCGAGGTGCTTGGCGGCTGCCTCGGCGGTGGCGGCCATAGCGGCGTAATCGGCGCGGGTGCCGCGCAGGCTGTTCCGCAGCGCTTCCATCCGGCGGGCGGACACCTCGGCGGCGATGCCGAGCGCAGACATCGCACCGACAGCCAGCACCGCGCCCGCGACATAGGGGTTGATCGCCCCGACAGCGCTCCGGATCCCGGCGGCGAACGAGCCGAACCCGACGCCCTGCGCGGCCGCGACCTGTGCCACCTGCGCACCCTGCTGGATGAAGATGGTCATGACCGGCGCGCCGGAGGATAACTGCGAGAACACGTCGAAGGACTGGATGCCCAGGCTTCGCATCGCCAGCGACGCCTTGTCGGCTGAGCCGGCCATGCCCCTGGCGGCGACACCGGTGCCGTCGAAACGCTGCTGGGCCAGCAGCATCAGGCGATTGGCTTCCTCCTGGGTGGCGCGGCCGGTCTCGACCGAACGGGTCAGTACGTCCTGCGTGCGGGCGAACTGATGCGCGGCGGCGTAGGTCGGGTCGATCTGCCGCTTCAGCCGTTCGAAGGCGGAACCGTTGTCGACCAGGGCGCGGGTGGCGCGGGCTTGTGTCTGCACCACGGTCTCGCCGGAGGCGGCGAGCTTCTGGTTCGCCGCGACGATCTGCTCCGCACCCGCCTTGTAGCCGGACGGGTCCAGGCTGGAGCGGATGACGGTGATCTGTTCGGCGGTCAGGGGCATTGGGATAGGGCTCTAATTTCTAACGCGGTTGCCGCGCGGGCAGCGCTCAGAAACGCCGCTCTCGACCCTCAGTGGGCCTTCCGTCGGTCAGCTTGCCAAGCCTATGACACGGCCCCCGTTGCGGCGGCTATCGGCTGCCTCGGCGGAAGCGAGTGTTTGGCTACTAGGGAAGGGTGTAGCTGAGGACTGGAGTTCCTCGGGGTGACTGAGTGTAGATTCAGAAAAATGCCTCATCGCGTGGAGGGCGGATGGGCGTAGGCGTTACCGGCATCCTCGGGCAGCCTCCAGGATGCAGTACCCGACCCGGGCCCTCATGCGGCAGCAGAGCGTCCGGTTGTGACGATGCATTCTTCCAGGATTGAGAGGAATGCCGGATCATATGCCTCGTCGACATGGTTGTTGTTCCACAGGCCCGATCGGCGCACGCGCTCCCGATCGCTCCTGGAGCCGAGCCAGTCGGCGGAGGGTGGATCGAACGGCGGCGCGTGCCAATTGCTCAGCAGCGCGATCGCACCACGCTCGATAATACCCCGCCTGCTCTCAGGTCCGGGCGCGTCAGGGACATCAATCCAGAGGAAGGACGTTGCACCGAGATAGGCGCTCACAGCCATTTCAACGGGATACTCGCCGCCTCTCAGGTCCTCGACGGATTGGCCAAGATGGCTTGCGGCCTCCCGCAGGTTGGCTTTCCGCCCCCACGACCCGCACGAAGCGACATCTCCCTTCGCTTGCAATGCGGCCCCGACCAGGAGACGGAAGATTGAACCTCGGTGATTGCCGCCTTTGTTCAGGGACGTGCCGCGGTGCTGCGAAAGACGGCCCCACAGGGAGGAACGTGATCCCTCGGTCAGGCCGTGCGTGCCAACACGGACGACACGCGGTCCCGTCCCGCTATCCGAGCGGACCTCACCCGGTTCGAAAAACAGGTAGACGCCGCGCTCGGGCCAGCGCTGGCGACCATGGCAGTGTGCAAGATGGCGCGACCCACCTACCTGCAGCACAAGTCGATCCAGCAGGTTATAGAAGCGGACAATATCCTGCAGACGCTCCATCGAGGTCAGGCCCGCCCCAGCCAGCTGAGCTGTTCGCCAATACGCATGCCCTGCATCGGGACCTCCACCCTGACACCCTGGTCGCGCAGGTGGTCGGCCAGGATTTCGCGGTAGCGAGCGCCGGCAAGGAAGACAACATTTGTGACCTGGGGGGCGCCCTCCGATATCTGCGCGATGACCCTAGCCGCCCAGAGCCGACGCTCATGTACCGGCATGGTGTTGAGTGTCCGCTCATAAGGCGCGACGATCTGGTCCGGACGAACAAGACCATGCTCGGCTGAAAGGATGAACCAAGCTGCGCCACGCTGCTCAACGTAATGGCGGGCCTTCACGAACCAGTCCGAGATGTAGAGATCCTTTGCGGGAGCTGCCGAGGCCCGCTTCGCGGCCACACAGGAAACGAGAAAGACCGTGCTGGCTGACCCCGAATTGAGGATGGACGGTGACCGTCGGGCGGATGTGGGAGACTCCCGGCACCCGACCGGGACGCGGATGTTGGTTTCCGGCAAGGGCCGTACAACATCACCTGGATCAAGCCCAAAGCGAAAGAAGACGTTGGCACCCTGTGGTGGTCCCTGCCGGTCCAGCAGCTTAGGGTCTGTTCGCATTTGAATACTTATCAGCGCGAAGACTTAAACCAGTCCAGTGTCGCCGCTATTGCGATCCCGGCCGCATAAGACGTTGCCGTCTTGTCGTAACGGGTGGCGATCGCCCGCCACTCCTTCAGG